AACGGCATCGCGGATCATTGCGCATTTCGGGCAGGCGGGCGAGATAGTGCGGGCCGAAAACGTCGGGCCTGAGTGGGCGCCCGTCCAAGTCGAGACGCCGCACCCGGTCACGGTGGCGGTGATCGACTATGCCCAAGAGGTGCGCACCGGGACGTTGATAGGCACCAACGATCTGCGGGCGCTGGTATCGGTCGAGGGCTTGGACCTTGTGCCGACAACGGCGGATCGACTGCGCATTGGCGCGGATGAGTTCACCATTGTTCGGGTTTCACCTCATGCACCTGACGGCGTGGCGCGCTTCTTTGACCTTCAGGTGCGCCGATGAGGCCGCGCTATGACAGGTTCGGGGCCAAGGTCTACCGGGATCGTCGCTGGCCCGTCTTGCGCCTTGAGGCCAAGCGCCGCGACGGCTGGCAATGCGTTCAGTGCGGCTCACGGTATCGGCTAGAGGTCGATCACGTTCTACCCGTTCGGGACAGGGCCGATCTGAGCTTTGATCTGGCAAACCTTCAAACGCTCTGTGGCCCATGCCACGGGCGCAAGACACGGCTGGAGGCCGGACACCCCGAGCTATCCCCCGAGCGCCAAGCGTGGCGCGATCTGCTGCACGACATGCAGCGCAACCCTTCGAGCAGCATAGGAGAATAAACATGCTTGAATCGAAAAAACTGGAGCTTCGACGCTCCGAAATCCGGCAAGAGCTGGCCACGCTGGCCGCAAAGCCCGAGCCGTCCGAGGATGAAATCCGTTCCATGGAAACCCTGGACAAGGAATACCGCACCGCCGAAACGCGCTATCGGGCGGCGCTGGTGTCCGAGGATGAAGAGCGCCGGGAAGCCGGTGGCGAGCTTGAAACCCGCGAGGGCAAACAGTGGTCGGAGATGCTGGCCGGGTTCGAGGTGCGCCAGCTTGTGGCGGCGTTGGATCATGGGCACCAGATCACCGGGCAAACCGCCGAGATCGTGGCCGAGATGCGAAGCCAAGGCCAGTATCAGGGCATTCCCATGCCTATTGAGGCGCTTGAGCAGCGCAACACGGCTTCGACCGGCGTAGTCGATCCCAAGGCAACCCGCCCGATCTTTGACCGGCTGTTCCCGGCCAGCGTGGCGGCGCGGCTTGGCGTCAATTCGATCAGCATTCCGCAAGGGTCTGTCGAGTTCCCCGTTGCCACGCAAGGCGCGGTGGCGGGCTGGGCGGCGACCGAGGGCGGCAACGTGCCCAATGCAACCGCGTTCCAGACTGCGGAAACCATGCTGGCACCGGATCACACGCTTGGCGCGCATATGCGGATCAGCCGCAAGGCGGTGAAGCAAACCGCTGGTCTGGAACAGGCAATCCGGCGGGATATGAGCGCGGCAATCGGGGCCGAGCTGGACCGGGCAATCCTCGTGGGTTCTGGCGCGGCTGGCGAGCCTGCGGGCCTTGTCGATCAGGCCACGGGTTCGGGCGTCTGGGCCGCGACATGGGCGGCGGTGCGGGCCGAGGTTGTCGAGTTCATGGAGGCAAATGCGATCTCCGATCCGGGGCAAGTGCGCATGGCGATCACCCCGGCGATGTGGAGCGCGCTTGATGATGCGATCTTTGACGCCGGGTCGGGCATTACTGAATGGCAACGGCTCACCGGCGGCGTGGGCGCACCTGCGCTTTCAACGCAACTGTCTGCTGACACGGCGTTGATGGCCGTCACTGCGGGCGGGCTTTCCCCGGCCTATCTCGGGCTTTGGGGCGGCGTTGATCTGATTCGTGATCCGTATTCGGATGCGCAATCGGGCGGGCTGCGGCTGACGGGTCTGCTGACGGTCGATCTGAAAGTGCCGCGCCCGATCCAGCTGCGCAAACTGGCGGCGGTCTGATGTTGTTCGGCGGCGTGGATGGCGGCGGGCTAGAGCTGCGCCGCCGATCAGGTGGAGGCGTCCGGTTGTCCGGGCGCTTCCCCTACAATTCGCTTGCGATCTTGTCGGACGGGGGCCGGACGGGCAGGCCGCGCAAGGAACAGTTTGCGCCGGGGGCGTTCGCGTTCTCTGTCGCGAGTGAGGCGGATATTCACCTGCTGGTCGGGCACTCTTTCGACAAGCCTCTTGCCAGCCGTCGCGCGGGCAGTCTGACGCTTACCGATACGCCCGACGCCCTCACCTTCGCGGCCACTATCGCGGCGGAAATGGAGGATGTTTCGCACGTCCGGGACGCGCTGGCGCTGCTGGCGGCGGGGCAGATTGCCGGTATCAGCCCCGGCTTTAGGATACCGCCCGAGCGCACGGTTCCCAATGCCGAGACGGTGGAGGAGGAAGACCCGGCATTGGGGAATGCGCTTATCCGCACGATCAGCGCGGCCATTCTGTTTGAGTTGTCGCTTGTGACAAGGCCAGCCTATCCCGAAACCCAAGTGCAGAAACGCAACTGGACACCCGGCGGCGTGATCCGGCCTGCCCTGCATCATGCCGCGAGGTGGCGCTGATGGACATTCTCAAACGGCAAGAGGCGATCCCGGCCAGCTATCCCGCGACGCCCGAGGGGCTATCCCCGGCGGCGGCGGCGCTTGATCCGGTGATGATCTGGCAACGGATTGAAAGCTATGTGGCGCACCGCTGGACACCTCGCACGGCGATCTGGACGGTTACAGGGCCGGGTGAGTTCGTGCCCGATCTGACGCCCGCCACGATCACGGCGCAAGAGGTCTGGGATGGCGTGGGATGGATCCCCGCCAGTCTGGACGCGGGCTTCATGGGCGGCGTTGTGCTGGCCGGTGAGGGGCCTTTCCGCTTCACTGCGGATGTGGGCGGCGGGCCAGTGCCTGCGGCTGTGAACGGGGCGTTTATCAGGCTGGCCGGTTATATGGCCGACGCCAGCGACCGGGCGGGCGTGTCGAGCTACACGGTCGGGATGGGCGGCGCGGTCGAGGAAAGCTATCAGCGCAACCCGGCATGGATGGCGCGGGCAATTCAAAACAGCGGCGCGGGCGATCTGCTGCGTCCGTATAGGAGGGCGTGACCATGGGCTTGATGGACCTATTCCGGCGCAAGGATGTGCTTGGGCGACTCGCCCAAGCGGAAACCCGCGCCATGGGCACCGGCTTCACCGCGCAAGTCATGGCGGCGCGTGAGGCATGGATCAGCGGCACAAGCGGGCTGGCCGAGCTGACGGCAACGGTGCAGGCTTGTGTGAGCCTCTGGGAAGGCGGGCTTTCTCTGGCCGATGTAGAAGGCACCGACCTTCTGGATCGTCGCACCCTTGCGATGGCCGCACGGGCGCTTGCGCTGCGCGGTGAAGCGGTGTTCGTGATCGACGATCAGGGGCTTATCCCGGCCAGCGATTGGGATTTATCAACCCGCAACGGACGCCCGCGCGCCTATCGCCTGAGCATTCCCGAGGTCGGCGGCGGGCGATCTGAAACCCGGCTGGCCGCTGAGGTGTTGCACATCACCACGGGCACCGACATTGCCGCGCCCTGGACGGGGCAAGCGCCGTTGCGGCGGGCCAGTCTCACGGCGGCAACGCTGGAGGCGGTCGAGCGCGCCTTGTCGGAGATATACGCAGATGCGCCCATTGGTTCGATGGTGGTTCCCATGCCCGAACAGCCGGATGTGGATAACGAGACGCTGGCGCGAGGGTTTCGCGGGCGACGTGGCCGGGTTCTCTTGCGCGAGTCGGTGCAGGTAACGGCGGCGGGCGGGCCTGCACCGGCGGCTGACTGGCACCCGCAAAACCTCACGCCCGATCTGGACAAGGCCAAGCTTGGGGAGGCGCTCACGGCGGCTAGGGGCGCGGTCTGCATGGCGTTCGGTGTTCTGCCTGCCATGCTTAGCGGTAGCACCACGGGGCCGCTGATCAGGGAAGGCCAACGCCACCTTGCGACATGGCAGTTGCAACCCCTGGCGGCGGCGATTGCGCAAGAGGCCAGCGAAAAGCTGGGCCAGCCGGTCACGATCGACACGTTGCGGCCATTGCAAGCTTTCGATGCAGGCGGGCGGGCGCGGGCCTTGTCGGGCATTGTCCAGACATTGGCGCTGGCAAAGGAGGCGGGCGTAGATCCGTCCGAGGCGTTGCGGCTGGTGGGCTGGGCCGATGAGTGATGGCAAAGGTCGAAACCAAGGCCAGAGAGGCGGCGCGCGGGCGACTTCAGAAGCAGCGCGCGGATGCTCTTGAGGATCGTCTTGCGCGGGCCATGCGGGCGGCGTTTGACGCGGGCCGAATCTCCTACATTGGAGGCTTGGAGGCACCGTTGCGCGCCGGTCTGCGGGCGGCCCTGTGTCTTGCCGGGTGGCGCTGGCCGGACGCTGACAAGGCGGCTATGGCCACGGTTGCGGCGGCGCTGCGGCGGGTCCGGGCGGTGCGGCCTTCATGGTATGAGGGCCAGCCGGAGCACACAATTCAGGCGGGCACCCTCATTCAGCGAACCCGGTGCGTGAAGTGCCACAAGCCATTGCCCGAGGGGAATTTCAAGTTCTGTTCGCGCCTCTGCGGACAGGCTCACGCCAAGAGGGCTGAAACCCTGAGAAATGCAAACGAGGATAGAGCGATATGGGCGGCGATTCATTGGACATGACGGCGCGCTGCATCGTCTGCGGCGTTGATCTCGGGGCGTGTCGATCCGATAAGATTTACTGCACGCGCAAGTGCGCAAACGCCTACCACGACGGCTTGCGCAAGGCGGACTTGATCGAAAGCAAGCGTGGCCGCTTGTGCGTGGTCTGCGGCGGGCTGATACCTGTCACGAAAAAAGCTCACGCAAAAACATGCTGCGCAAGGTGCCAGAATCGCGAGAATAAAAAGCCATGGCTCTACCGGGCCAAGGGCTGACCCGCCCCCGGCTGTTCCCCCGGTGTTCCCCCAAAGAAAAAGGGCTTAGCGGCGAAACCTGCTAAGCCCTTGTTTTTGTTGGCGGACCGAGGAGGATTCGAACCCCCGACCCCTTGATTCGTAGTCAAGTACTCTATCCAGCTGAGCTATCGGTCCGTCGGAGCAGCGTTTAGACTTTGCCGCCGGGTGATGCAAGGGGGCAGGGGACAGATTTATGACACCGCCGCGAAATTTCCCTTGGGCAGTGTGATGCAG